CTGACATTTCTTTTCTCAACCGTATCCATTGGGATATCAATTGTTTTGTCAATTTCTGGCTTTGTCCCAATCTTTCGGTCATTGATCCCGCTAAGACTAGATTTCGCTTTGCCAAAAGCATAACCAACGCCACTAGCAAGAGCTCCCAATGCAGCACCACCAGTTACATAACCAACAGGTGAATTTGCAACAGATTTCCAATCAAAAGTAGGAGCAGCTAAAGTAGCTTCTTTTTCTTTGGTTGCTTCTTGCACAAGTTGATTTTGTTTTGCTTCGGCTTCAGCAGAATATGCCGCCGTAGTTTCTCTACCATCAGCGACAGGGGCAATGTTTGGCACAGCAGCGCCAGCAGGTGCAGAAGTATTTTTTAACTCTGCATCAATTTCTTCATCAGAATAACCGGCTGCTTTTGCAGAATCTCGAAACTTTTGTTCATTAAATTTTGCCATCATTAACCTCCGGCTTGTTTTCTAAGTTCTGACAAAGAAGGTTTTTTGCTGGCGGCAGCAGGCGGTGCTACAGGACCAACGGGTCTTGCTTCAGTTCTAGCGGTTGGTTGTGTTTTCGCAGCACGCGCCACATACTCGCCTTCCATGATCTTGCCAATGTCATTGGACCAGCGGTCGCGAATTTCATTAAAGATTGGCTTAGAAGTGTAAGCCGCACCAATAGAGCCTGGCACTGGCAAAGTTTTTGTGTCGTCGTAATGCTTTGCGTTTTTCTCAAAGTGATTTCTGTACGCTGCAATTTGTTCTGCATTTTGCTTGTGTTGAGCAAGTTGAGTCATTGCTTGCGCTTGTGGGTCAGCAAAAGATGCGGCAGTTGGCAAAGAAATAAAAGAAGGCTTTCCGTATTGATCTGTTGCTTTTGATAATTCCGAACCCACCTCATTGCCAAATTGAATGGCAGTTTTCATTTGCTGAATAATTCTTGCTTTTTCTTCAGGAGATTTGCCAGCAATAGAAGATTGAAATTTCTTAGAAGTAACAATGCTGTCCAATGTAGATTGGCTGTTTTGTGTTGCCTCTGAAGAAAGGTTTGCAGAATCAGTCTGTTGTTTTAACAAACCATAATCCCAAGATTTCCCATTTGTTTTAGAAACAAGGTTGCTTCCATCAACTGAAAATTCTGTACCAATTAATTCTTTTGGGATGCCTAGTTTTGCAGCTAGACCCGCATCAACTTTTAAGCCTTCCTTTTTATTCTTACTGTCGTTAATTTGATTGAAGTAAGTTGAGCTGTTGGCTTTGGTACTTGATTGACCAACACTTTGGTTGATAGCGCCAACAAGTTTTGCATATTCATCAGGAGCCAAGTCTGTTTTAGCGCCCTTATAAAAGTTATCTAAAAACTCAAGTTTAGGAGCAAGGCCAGCATATGTCTGAGTCCACTTGTTTACGCTTTCCTTTTCTTGTTGGAAAGCTTTGTTGTAAACAGCGCGATTTTCTTCTGCACTTTTAATTGCAAAAGTTTTATCAATATCAGAAACGCTGCCGCCACGTTTTGAATATTCTTCAGGTGTTAAAGTTCGTTTTTGCTCAACATCAAAATAAGCCTGAGGCTGTCCAAGAGCATTAACAGTTACTTGAATAATGTTGCCATTGTCTTTGGCATACTCAGTAGTGGTTTTTAAAGCGCCGCCAGTTGCCAAATTAAAAGCTGTGTCTTTTTGACCAAGCATAAAAGCAATCAAAGCTTGGCCATACAAAGGTTCTTGGCTTACATTCCGCAAAGCTTTTGCAGCAGCAATATTGCGCTCTCCATCAGTTTTTGCTTCTGCAATGGGTGTAACTATGCTTTTAAACTCGTTAGACCTTTGTTGCATCTCTTGTGCTGTTTTAAGAGCTGCATTGCCTTCCGGTGTATCGATTCCCATTTGTTGGGCAGCATTAATTAACCCTTTAGGATCGCGATTGGCCAAAGCCGCATTAGCTGAATCTTTAATAGCGGCAGCATCTTGTAATGCACTTGGATAAATCGTAACTGAAGGAGCTTGTTGTTCAATAATATCTGCCATGATTGTTCCTTATCCCATCATTCCACCGCCAAAAGCTTGCATAGCTTTGGCAAGTTTGCCATAACCTGGCATTTGCTGATATTCATTACCAGTGGCCAACATTGTGTTGTATCCAGTTTGTGGCACATATGGATTGAAATCTCTTTGTGCTTGTGGATTTACATATGATTGTTCATTGCCGTGATATTTTCCATCAAGAATATCGACACCAACATTTGCAGGTGGTGTTGTAGACATTGGAGATGGCGCAGTTGGCATCATTGCATTTGGAATGGCAGGCTGTGTTGCATCACTAGGTGGCATAACAGGACCACCATAGTTACCTGAAGTAAAAGCGTCCATATCCGCACCTGTTGCACCCACAGGAGAAACAGCACCAGCAGGAGTGCCAGAACTGTTATATGAGAATCCACCAGATTGAGTTGGCTTAATGCCCATTTTATCCAAAGCATCAATAGCACCTGTTTGTTGCAAGCCCCACAAAATAGCGCCTGTTTTTAATGCTTTACCTGCTTCAGCAAGGGGACTTTGACCCATGTATTTAGCAGGGTTGCCAAAACTTGCTCCAAAAGGTGTATCTGCCATGATTGTTCCTTAAAATCCAAAACCTTTGCTGGAGGCTTTTTGACCTTGAGTACCAGAAAAGTTAGGTGTTGTAGATGCTTGAGGAGTACCGTAGACAATTCCAGCATACTTAGAATACAAGTCCATAGGAGCAGTTGAATAACCAACTTGCTGACCTGCGGCAGACAGACCAGTATTAAGCAGATTCTGGCCTGAACCCAACATAGAGTTGGCAGCCGCCATGCGGTTTTGCTGAACTTGAGATTGTGCGACAGCGGCGGCAGTAGCCTGACGTTGAGCATTCAAAGATGCCAAGTTCTTGTCAGCCAAAGCCATGCGGGAAGAGCCCAACCCACCAGCAGCGCCATACATGGCGTTTTGACCAGCTTGAGATTCACGAGCAGATTCACGACCTGCTTGCAAGGCGGCATTAATTTGGTTTGATTCGTAATCAGGATTAAACAGCTGCGTTAGCGTGTCTGTACCTGCATTAATCATATTGCGTGCGCCACCAACAGATTCGCCAGAAACCTGCCCTGCTTGGTTAAAAGCATTCAAAGCGGCTTTGTTCTGATAACCTTGAACATCACGCAAAACAGTGCCTGCATCACCAATAGTTTTTTGGTAAGCTGGCAAAAAGGTTTCTTTAAGCGCACCAGTTTGTGTTTTGAGCAAATCTGCTTGCTCTGGAGTCATTTGGACCGAAGATGTAGTCCCGCCTTTTCCAAATCCCATGATTAAGCTCCTTTACCCATTTGTTTTGCCATTTGGCCACCCGTAGCGCCAATGCCTTTGCCACCACCGGCATTTGGCTGTTGCGCTTGATTATCCCATGGTTGCATGGTGTTTGAATAGGCATTAGGCATACCTAATTGAGGCTGGCCACCCTGACCTGGCATAGTAATCTTGCCACCCATCATGCCCTGAGTAGGATCAATTGCCCCGTCATTGGCTTGAGGTTGCATAAAGTTGTTCTCAAGCTTCTGAGGAAATGACTGCTGAATGGGGTTTTGGCCCATCTGCATGGCAGACATACCAGCACCTTTACCCGCAGGGGCTGAGGACTGTGGAGACTGTACTTGTGCTGAAAAACCACCCATTATTCGCCCCTCAATAGATCAATAAAGTGCCACAGGTCTTGATTTCGGTAAGTACCTGTTGGCTTATCGGGTGCCCAAGAAGTGGGCGGTCCGTTTAATTCTGTGTAATTTGCGCCATCAATAGTGTATGTTTGAAACTGTTGGGGAACAATAAATTCACCAGAAGAATCAGTTTTACCAACCATTACATTGACCAAAAGACCTGGCACTTCTTCAATAGTGCGCAAATCCTCATAAACAATTTGTGCGGGAATATCTACTTGTCTTGGCATATTATGTCCATGCGGGAATGTAAAGGGTTGTTCCATCAATGGTGATTTGAATCCAAACCGCTGATGAATTTGAACCAGGTTTATTAGTTCCAGTAAATGTCGCAGTAGCTGATCCAGTAACAGTTCCTTGGACAAACCTTAATACGTTTGTACCTGCAGAGCCATTTAATCGGTTGGCAGCATAAGCGTCTGTTCCAAGAGTAGTAGTGGCAAAAGCACTGGCTAAATTGCCTTGTAAGTAATTTGCATTTAAATTGGTTACTTGAGTACTGTTATTTAGACCAAATTGACCATTAGAGTACAAACCATAACCGCTTAAATTTGAGCCAGTCACGGCAGCGCCAGTCGATGCACTTGTAGAACTGATGCCTAATACGCCATTACGAACACCTGAAGTATCATTGGTCTGACCAAGAACGCCATGACCATTACCAAGTGCATTACCGGTTATAGCAGTTCCCGTATATCCAGAAGCGTTGGTAACATTTAAAGCACTTAATACTGAAGCGCCAGTCAATGTGCTGTTTGTGTATAAACCAGCGACACCAGACAAGCTATAAATAGTATTGCCACTAGAGTCATAAACCTTCAAATAAGAAGATGAAGATTCGTTAAGAATTACTCGGTTGCCACTAGAACCTGATTGAACAGTACCAGTAAATGTTCCTGAAGCACCAGTAATGTTGCCTCGGAAAATACCATTATTGAAATAGACGTTACCTGTATTGCGACTAATGTAATAGCCAGTTGTACTGTAAGTAGATGGAATTCCATAAGTTGGAGGAACAGAACCACCACCGCTGACCCAGTTGTCAGACATGATGTCTTGGAATACTGAAGCGGCAACAGGTGTAGACCAGTATGTACTATTCGCAGGAATGCCATTAACAGTAACACTTGATCCGTTATATTGACCAAAAGAATACCAAGCAACTTGTCCGGTGGCAACAGTTCCTAATGTTGCAGACCATCCTGGTGGCAGAGTATTACCAGAGGTGTACAAAGGAAAGCCACTAGGTGCAGGACTAGACTGGCTTTGCACCAAGTAAGCAGTAGTGGCTGAATTGGCAGTTGCACCGGATGTAATGATGTCTAGATCAATCGCAGTGCCAGCGTCTTGAATGTATGAACTATTGGGCGCAGCAGTATCAATAATAAAATTAATGCTTCTGCCACCAGTGCATTGATAAAACAAGAACTTGGTTGTGCCAAAACCACCGGCTACTTTGAACCAAATGTAGTCAGCAGGATTGGTTGATTCAGTATTGGTATTGCTGTTGTTCACCCCATAGTAACCACGGCCAGTAGGACTATTACTAAAGTTCAATGAACCATCAAAACTGTCAGCATATTTGACCGACAAGTAACGATACAAATACGCAATGACAATACCACTAGGACCTGTAATCTGGCCAGTATTGGGATCAGCAGACAGATTAGGCCCAAAGTTGGCTAACAAATAATTGATAGCCTCGGAAATATCCGCTTGTGATGGGTCATTGGTAAGAGCGAATGGCATTAGAACGCATCCTCAGTTACTGTGGCTTGCAAGTTCAATGCACTGACTTTCCATGTGTCTGTAGCATCGTTTGAGCCAAACTTCACTGCCACTGTACGCACTGAGTTTTGCTGAGTAGTCACCCAAGGATTGTCAGTGTCAATAATGACGTTACCTGTTTGGCCATAAGTAGGCGTTTGCTGGGTTGAATTAGCACCACCAACAGTCAAATTAATCTTGCCAGTACCAGCCATTTCAGGCAATACTCTATGCACATAAACCTTCGAGGAATAAGGCACAGGTCCGTTTGGCGTTTGCAAAGCAATGTTGGTACGCTCAAACTGCGCATCAATGGCAGCATTATTAATAAACGAGTTACCAATCGATGTCTCGATCAACTTAGAGTTGGAGATGCCTCCACGAGCGTATACAACGGCCCTAGAGCCGAGATTGAAGTAGTCTGTAGAGCTATCTACCCAACGAGGTCCTTCGGTGCCCATACAGGCGTTTGCAACGTCTTTAGGAGCATTCCAAACTTGCAGGTCATAACGCCATGACAGCATCTTGTTGCACCAACCAGTAGACGTCAGATCAGGGTAATAAATCTCAATCTGGTACTTTTGGGTGTTGTTCACCATGAACATCCGACCGGCATAGGTTGGACTTAGGTTGGCAAAGAAATAATCTTTAACCTTTTGGTTGCCCAAAGATGAGAATTCTGAGCCATTGAACACCCAAATATCACGAGCATCAATGCCGTACACATTGGCATCAGTATTTGTCCAACAATTATTGTTAAACAAACCACGGCCTTGGTTTAACAAACGAACGCCAAAGATTGGTGCAGTAGTATTTTGGTAAGAAATTGGTGAGAAAACGACTGTATCCCAGTAAGAGCAGACATAGAAATTGCCACCAAGGAAGAATCCGTCAATCAAAGGACCACGAACTGGAACTTCTTGTTCATTGGCCACGTTAGAAAGAGTAGGTTCCCATGTCGCAGGGTAGCCAGTATTGGCAAAAGCTTGCGACCAACGGACTGTTGTTGGGTAGTTATATTCTGTACCCCCAATAACTTTGGTCAAATTACCTGCAATCAGGATGTTGCCAACGTTTGGAGAGCAATAATTTCTGACAAAACCTGCTCGGGTAGAGGTTACGCCAACGTCATAATTCCATGAAGCATTAGAAGTTACTGTAATTTCATTGCTTGTCGGCAAGAAATACATGGGGTTGCTGATGGAATCATTGATAAAAAAGACGTTCCCAACCCAAGAAAAGGTAATATTCAGGTCTTCTGTGTAATTGGGCAGGTAAACAGAAGGATTAGCACCAACACCAGGGGTGATATTGGAGATACCAGTAGCCGTAATCATCCACCATTTGCCTTGGCTAGATGAATTACGAGTCGCTACGATATATACCCAAGAGGTTTCAGACCGAAAGCCACCTTCAATAAAGATGGGCATATCGGTAATGGTTGAAGCAATTTGAACTTCACCAAATATTTTCTTGATAGAGCGAACATCAGCCTCAATGTTTTTACCCAAGTTGTACTCGTTTGGACCCAAAGCATTGCTTGGGATGTCGGGACAAAAACTCATCGAGGTAAACGGAGTGCGGAGTCTGGTGTAATCGCTCATAGTGACCCAATTCTAGTAGATTATGGCTGAGTAGGCCACTCAATAGTCCAAGGAAAACCAGACTGAATGGTTACATCACGCAAGGCTTGACGATACGTTGCCCAAGCAGCTTTGTCCACAGGAGAATCAGCAACTTGTGTCCAATCACATTCTGCTAACTTTGCATCACGAGACTGACGAACAGACTTGGCTTGCTCAGCGTCTTTCATGGCTTTATATTCAGCCTCTTGTTCAGCAGCAGTTGTAGTCACGCCATCTACAACTTGATCAATAAAGACTGGGCCAAGAATGTATTTTGTGTACCATTTTCCATCAATCTGCTCAACACCTTGGCGCTGTGAATATTGATAGTGGTCGCCACCAGTGGCTTGTGGGCCTTCCAACACAAAGTCTCCAGCAGGATCGTATGTGTAAGTGTCAAGCCATTCTTGAGTCAAAGGTGTTGGTGGAAGGTTTGCGGCAAAGCGAGTGCGGAACTCGCCCTCATACATTACTTCACCTGTTGAACGTAAACGAATTTCCATGATTGCTCCTTATGCAATTGCTAAAAATGTGTAGGTTGAGCCACTTAAATTGATAGCGGCTAAAATTGTAGAATTAACAGCAAAGCCTGTTGTAACTGTTGTAATAGAACCAAGTGTTGCAGATTCTGCGGCTGTGCTATTCAACAACAGATATGGGTCTGTCAATGTAGTCATGCCACGAGCGGTGTCATATACATACCAGTCACCAGTAGCACTTGTACGTTTAATCAAAACAAATCTTGCACCACCTACAAAACCGCAATTAATGGTTTGAGTTGTTCCATTGCCTGTGTATGTACCAACTTTACTTACACCTGCACACGTTGCAAAAAGATACGCAACCATTGCGGCCGTGTTTCCATTAACACCCGCATCAACACCTACTGTAAACACAGATGATGTTGGAGCTGTATCGTTCCAAAAACCAGAATATGTTTGCCCGCTATCTGTTGTGTTTAAATAAAGTGCTTTTGTAGGGCCCGTGGTTGATGAATACACCGTCCAGTTATAGCCGCCGCTATTTGGACGATTACGAACTATCATTAACTCAGGCGCAACACCTAAGTTATGCGTCACAGTCCTTGCACTTCCATTCCCTGTATAGCAAACCTCATCAAAGAAGCCGGGGGCGCGTCTGAAGTTTAACGCCCACCAATTCCCTCCGCTATTACTGCCAATTTGAAATCCAGTATTGGTATATCCAAAGTTTGTAGCAGTGGCGCTTACTTCAGCACCTGTTGTATTGGAAACAATATAAGGCGATGCGGTTGCATTTGCTGGAGAAAAACCACGCAACCTATCTGAAAATAAATTATTGTCAGCTCCTCCCATCCATCTTTGGATTGAAAAATCAGAAGGAAATCCAGTTGTAATAAATGTGCTTGCCGCATCAGTTCCGCGACCTGGTATAAACACCTT